ATAGTACAGCATACAGGTCAAGCATGGAAAGCCTCAGTTACCATACCACCTGTACGTAGGGACTTAGGTGAGCCTTGGGTAGCCTTCTTATTGTCGTTACAGGGACCAGTACATACCTTCCTCTTAGGTGACCCTAACTGTACAGAACCCAGAGGTACAGCTACAGACAGTTCACTTACAGCTACAGGTACTGCTGGTGCCTCATCTGTAACTATTACTATCTCTGACGGGACAACCCTTAAAGCTGGTGACTACATACAACTAGGAACATCTAGTACATCTAAACTGCATAAGGTCTTAGCAGATGTATCAGCTACAGGCTCAGTGGACATATGGCCTAATCTTAAAGCTACCTACTCTGCTGCTGCTGTAGTTGTAGACAACGCTAAGGGTGTGTTCAGACTAAAAAATAATGTACAAGATTGGCAAATAGGTAACAGTAACTCTTATGGTATCTCCTTTGAGGCTGTAGAGGTAATTGTATAATGAGTAGAACTATCCCCTCGGTAGTACTTAATGCCCTAGACGATGATGTCATTAACCCCTTCTTTGCTGTAGAACTATTGTTTGATAGCCCTAACGAACTTAGGTTCTGGACAGGCGCAGGAGACCTTTCCTACGGTGGTAATACTTGGGTTGGAACAGGAAACCTTCTAGCTATCTCCGCTATAGAAGAGGGATCAGATTTAGCTGTTAAGGGTGCTACACTAACTTTTAGTGGTATAACGACAGAGATACTTTCTCTAGCCCTTGCAGAGCCTTATCAGGGGCGTGTGTGTAATATCTACCTTGGTATAACCTCTGATGAAACTGCGCTAACACAGTTATTTTCTGGTTACATGGATCAGATGAATATATCTGAAAGTGCAGATGAAGCCGCTATTGAGTTAACTGTAGAGAATAGGCTAATAGACTTAGAGAGACCACGTATTGCTAGGTACACTTCTGCTTATCAAAAGTCCGTATACGTGGGTGATCTTGGCTTAGACTTTGTAGAAGACTTACAGGATAAAGAAATAGTCTGGGGCAGGTCTGTTGGTTAGTTTTCAGCAAGAGTTTCTGTGCCAAGTTAAGGATGAGTGTATCCCCTTGATAGAAAGACACTGGGAAGAGATAGCTATTAACAAAGATCGCATTAAGCTAAACCCAGATTGGGACGCTTATGACTTACTAGAAGACTCAGGCAGGCTTACTATATTTACCGCCAGAAGTTCTGAAAAACTAGTTGGTTATCTTGTAGTCTTGTTGGGCAACAACATACACTACAAAGACCATGTGTTTGCTTCTAATGACATAATATACCTACATCCAGATTACCGTAAAGGTATGACAGGTGTTAAGTTAATAAAGTTTGCAGAAAAGTATCTAAAGAAAGATGGGGTATCAGTTATGGTTATGAATACTAAGGTACACAGCCCGTTTGACATAATACTTGAGAGACTAGGATTTACGCCTATAGAAAGACTTTACTCTAAGTACATAGGGGGTAACTCTTAATGGCTGTTGTAAGTGCTGCTTATGCTGTAGGGGGTTTTACAGCCGCCGCTGGTGTTGTAATTCAGTCGGCAGTATTTCGTTATGTAGTTATGTCTGTTGTTACAAGCCTAATTATGAGGTCTCTGGCTCCGACCCCTACTGCACCTACATTTGGTGGGGGTAATAAGAAAAACAGAGGTTATAACGTAACACAGACAGGTGCTGCATTAGACCATCAAGTTATCTATGGTAAAATGAAAGTTGGCCCAGTACGGGTGTTTGATGCTACTACAGGTACAGACAATGTACAACTACACAGAGTGTTAGCCTTTGCTGGACATGAGATAGAATCTTTTGAAGAGATATACATTAACGATGAAGTAGCAACTATAGACGGTAGTGGTAATGTTACCTCCCCTAGTCGTTACAGTGGCCTAGTAACAATCAAGGAACACTTAGGCACATCCACTCAGGCTGCCGATAGTGACCTTGTTTCTAACGTGTCTGGTTGGACAGGGAACCATAGACTTCGTGGTATTGCATATCTGTATGTTAAACTGACCTATGATGCAGATGCCTTCCCTAATGGTGTACCAGAAGTTAGTGCTGTCATTAAAGGTAAGAAGGTATACGACCCAAGGACCACAACAACTGTTTGGTCTGATAATCCTGCCCTGTGCATAAGAGACTATCTTGCTAGTACTGGTTATGGTTTGGGGGAAGCCTCTGCCAACATAGATGACACAACTTTTACTGCTGCTGCTAATATCTGTGACCAGACTAATACAGATGCTGGTACAACACGTTACACAATGAACGGTGCTTTCACTACGGGTTCTACACCTGTAGACTTCTTGCAAGATGCCATAACTTCTATGGGTGCTACCCTGTGGTATAACCAAGGTGCATGGAAGGTTAAAGCCGCTGCGTGGACTGCTGCTTCAGTTAACTTTGATGAGAACGATCTTAGGTCAGGCATAAGCCTAGCCACTAGGAACTCTCGTAGGGACAACTTCAACAATGTTAATGGTACGTTTAGGGGTGACGAAAGTAATTGGCAAGTAACAGACTTCCCACCTGTAACTAATGCTGCCTTTGTTACTGCTGATGGTGGTCAAGAATCTTCACTAGACCTAGACCTTACTTTTACTGACAACTCTATAGAGGCTAGAAGAATAGCTAGGATAGTTCTAGAAAGGAATAGGCAGCAGCTTACCGTTGAGGCGTCCTTTGGTCTTAGGGCTTTCCAAGTACAGACAGGTGACAACATAACCCTAACTAACACTAGACTTGGTTGGACTAACAAAGAGTTTGAGGTTATGTCTTGGAACTTTGCCTCTGTGGACGAGTACGACTTACAAGTAAGCATGGTGCTTAGGGAGATTTCATCTAGTGTCTTTGATGAGGTTGACGATGGTATAGTCTACGAAAGAGATAATACTACTTTGTTGTCTCCTTTTACAGTTCCTAACCTTGGCATAAACATCAGTACTGAACTCAGGAGGGTTAAAGGTAAGACCCTTGGTGTCCTACTGCTTGATATAAACAACACAAGCAACATCATGGATACAGCAGAGGTACAATTTAGAAAGACAGGTGCAACTAACTTTACAGCTATAGCAACTATGGGTGCCTTTGTGGGTACAGACAGGGTTGAAGTTGTTGGTGTAGAAGATGACTTCTATGACATAAGGGCTAGGGCTACTAACTCTCTTGGTGTTCATGGAACCTACAACACTATAAGTAACTACTTTGTAGAAGCACTAGGTGCGCCACCAGCAGATGTAACTAACTTTACAGGTAACGTAGTAGGAAGTAACTTGTTCCTTAGTTGGACACCTGTAGCTGACCTAGACTTAGCACACTACATAGTTAGATACTCTCCTCAGACTGTTAGTGCTACATACGACTCTTCTGTACTTGTAGCTGAAGTACCATCTAGTAGTAGTACCCTCGCTGTGTCAGATGCTGGTACAGGTACATACTTTATTAAGGCTGTAGACGATACGACAAGTGGGTCTAATACTTCAGTTAATCCTGCACAGTTTATTACTACTAGCGCAGGACTAGAAGAACTTAATGTTGTAGAAACTCTATCAGAAGACCCCTCCTTTGCTGGGGTTAAGTCCTCACTAGAAATAGACGATGATGGTCACTTAATACTAGAGAGACAGCCATTATTTGATGCTGCAACTGGGCTATTTGATGACAGATCAGGTAACTTTGATGACTTCGATAGCTACGCTTCCTCTGGAACCTACTACTTTGCTAACTCTGTTGACTTAGGTGGTACATTTACAAGTAGGCTTAACTACAGCTTAGTTAGTTCAAGGTTAGATATTACAGCTACCTTTGATTCTACTGATGGTTTATTTGAGTCAAGGGGTGGGTTTTTTGATGGTGGAACCACTACTTTTGATGATACAGAGGTATCCCTTGAACTAAGACATACTACAGATGATCCTACGGGAACACCTACTTGGAGTAACTGGCAGACGTTTTCTATCTCGGATATTACAGCTAGAGCCTTTGAGTTTAGAGTTATAATGACCTCTACTAACCCCAATGCTACACCTGTAGTAGAAGAGTTATCTGTTGTTGTAGACATGCCTGACAGAGTTACATCTGGTCAAGATATTACCTTTACAGGTACAACCAATGTAACCTTCCCTGATGCGTTTAAGGCTGTTCCAGCTATAGGAATATCTTTAGCTGACTTAGCTAATGGTGACAGATATACAATCACAAACAAAACTCGATCTGGATTTACTATGAACACATTCACTGGTGGATCAGCCAGTACTAACCCTGTGACCTTAGATTATGTAGCTAAGGGCTACGGAAAGGAACTAACGTAATGTCGCAACACGACTTCGTAATTGATAATCAAAGTTTTCCTGCCACGAGGACAGACCTTAATGCTGCTATCTTAGCTGTAGCATCTAACTCGTCTGGTGCTACGGCTCCTACTACAACATATGCTAATCAGTTCTGGTATGATACTAGCACTAACATTCTTTATATCAGGAATGAGGCTAACGATGGTTGGGTAAGTGTTATCACCCTAGATGCAAGTATGACTGCTACCGCTAGTGATCTTAATCAGCTTGATGCTATCACTAGGGGGTCTATACTTTATGGTAATGCTTCTGGTGCTACTGCTCGGTTAGCTAAAGGTGCCGCAGACACAGTTCTTACTTCAGATGGCACAGATATTTCTTGGGCTACTATAAGCACAAGTACACCAGATATATCGTTTCCAGATTGGACTAGCCCAACAAACACTTACTCATCATCAGGCACTTGGTCAAAAGGTAGTTTAGAAGATACAGATTTGGTATTCTTTTTTGCAGTTGGTGGGGGATACGGGGCTGGTGGTGGTGGCAGTAATATTGCACGAGCTGGTTGGAGCGGCCAAGGAATGATATTATTTGGACAAGCTATAGCGTTTGATGGCTGCGCTTATGTAATTGGCTCTGGCGGGGCTGGGAATACTGCGGTTGGTAGAGTCGCTGGTGGCAACACTACTGTAACATTAAGTTCGTCAAATGGCTCAACGGCTTATAGCACTGCTACCAACTCCCATTCTCTCACAACAGTTGCACCGAGGGTAACTACTGACTTTGTTTCAGGGCAAACTAATAACCCATATACGCTTATTGCTGCTACTTATCCAAAAACAGTAGGTGGAGTTACATACCAAACCAACGGATTAGCAGACTCTATCGCCACTACTACCTTGGCCGTAGTTTTTGGTCCCGGTCAAGGCAGCGGGTTAGCAGACAACATAACAGGTCAATATACCGCAGGAAGTTTAGGCACTCCGCAAACAAGTTTGTACTCAGGAGACGGTGGAAGTGGCAATGGTGGTAACGGAGTTTATCCGGGTGGTGGTGGAGCGTCACGTTATTCAGGTAGCGGCGCTGGTGGCAATGGTGCAAACGGAAATTTAAGGGTTTATCATGTCTAAAGTATGGTACAATAAAACAACAGGTAGCGGCGCAGTCTTTGATGATGCAGAGGATATGGCTAACTGGCCCGACTTCCAAGCAGACGCAGTAGCTGCAAGTGCAACTCAAGTACGGGCGCAGCGTGACGAACTTTTAGAGGCGTCTGACAGCATGGCCTTAGCAGACCGTATAACAGCGGATTGGACAACGTACAGACAAGCACTGCGTGACGTTCCGCAGCAAGCCGATTTTCCTGACGTCACTTGGCCTACAAAACCAGAATAGGAGTGTAAGACATGAGCCAACACGACTTTAATATTGCTAACCAACTGTTCCCAGCTACTAGGGCAGACCTTAACAACTCTCTTGTGGCTCTTGCTTCTAACTCTTCTGGTGATGCAGAACCCAGTACTACATACGCTAATCAGTGGTGGTATGAAACTGACTCTAATACTTTAAAGTTGCGTAATGAAGCTAATACCGCTTGGGTGCCTATCTGCATCTTAGATCAGGGTAACAACAATGTGTTGTCCATTACCACGCAAGGGTTAACTCTTGGTGCCACCACTATTACTGCATCAGGTACAGAGATTAATCAACTTGATGCCATTACCAGAGGCTCTCTTATTTATGGTAATGCTTCTGGCGTTACATCAAGACTAGCTAAAGGTGGCGCGGCTACAGTTCTAACTTCGGACGGTACTGATATAGCTTGGGCAGCGGCGGCAGGCGGTGGCGCAACGGGGTTTATAGCTTCGTCAGGTGCTATCTCAAATGCAGCGTCAGTCTCCTTCACAGGCTTCGACGCAAGCAGCTTTGACCATTACATTTTTTACATGCAATATGTTAAGCCAGCGACTGACGCCCAAGAACTTTTTGCTTATGCCAGCGTGAATGGTGGAACCAGCTATGACACAACTAACGGCAATTACCATCAGCCCAAT